GACGATTCGGAAGATGAATATACGGGTGGAGACAACGAAGTCATGGATACTACAGTTCCACAGGTTCCCCAGGTTCAAGAGGTTCCCCAGGTTCAAGAGGTTCCCCAGGTTCAAGAGGTTCCCCAGGTTCAAGAGGTTCCACAGGTTCAAGAGGTTCCCCAGGTTCAAGAGGAAATAAGACCAGCCAATGCCCAAGGGTATCGCATAGATAGCATAAACGGCATAGACAAAAGTAAAGATATTGTAGTTAGTCTTACCTTACCAAAAATAACCATAAATGGTAAAACAATAATTGACCCACTCAAAGAACTACCTTACATTGGACTTATAGGGACAGAGCAATACAACCCGCAATTATTCTATTTTGGTAGTTCTATATTGAAAGAAACGGATACAATACCCTCTAATCAAATATTCGCTTGTTATGTCGGCGACGAAGAAAATGTAAACAACCCCGATTATGATATGGATAAATATCTAAAAGACAATGGTAACCAAGAGTATAATATTACCAATGCGAGACAGGCCCGTTCGTCGTATCTCGTACCAAGTTTATTAAAAAGCACTATTTATTATTTTATACCCGAAGAAAATATTCAAGTAGTCACTTATTCAAATGTAAAAACTGGTATGTTAGGTTTTGGCAAAAAAACGATAACGTATGACAATAAAATTAAGATATTGCCTAATGTGGTGAGCGAAATAAAACAGCATATAAAGAGCCATGACGTAAAATATTTAGGTGATGATTATAAAGACGAAACTGAAAACCCAAATATTTATAGCCTTGCCACGCGAATAGCCGAAGTATGCGCAAGAGATAATGTGGATACTGTATATATTCAAAAACTTATTATCACCACGCCTAAGATAGGCGGTGCCACTCGTAAAACGGGCAGACGAAATAGTAGAAAGAGTAAAACTACGAAAAAGAAGAAAACGAGTCGACGCAAAACGGTTAAAAGTGGAACGATTAAAAGTGGAATGATTAAAAATTGATACTGTTTTAATGAAAACTACCCGACCATAATAATGACCAAAACCATCTAAACATAATTTGACTTGTTGTTTATACAACCATGGCCACAACCAGACCCAAGAAGCTGGTGGTGACAAAACAGTTTCGTCTTATTGACTATCATACATATGACGAATCTCCGCAACGCGACGACTCTGAATCGGACGAAGACCGCAAGTTTAAACCAGCTTGCGATGAAAACCAATTTATCATTCAAATGTTCGGCATCAACGAAAAGGGAGAAACCTGTTGTATCTACATCAACGATTTCCAACCTTTCTTCTTCGTAAAAGTAGGTGTCGACTGGACAAACTCCGAAAAGATGGCTTTTCATAGAGAACTCCAAGGCAGACTAGATAAGCGCTACAAAGATTCTATCGTCGATGTTCAGTTAGTAGAATGCCAAAAGCTATACGGGTTTACGGCAGGGAAACAGGATAGGTTCGTGAAACTTACGTTTAAAAACACGACGACCATGAACAAGGTCAAAAACATGTGGTATACGTATAACGCAAACCCCGAGTTAAACGGCGGCGAGTATCGCAAACGAAAAGACTTCGTCTTCTTAAAGACCAAATTGGAGCTTTATGAGAGTAACATCCCGCCCTTACTGCGTTATTTCCATATTCAAAACATAAGTCCAACGGGGTGGGTTTCGTTTAAGACCAACCGCGTCGCCAGTCCCTCGCGAAAGACCACAACATGCTTGTATGAATATATATGCCCCGTTTCTGAACTGAAGCCGCTGCCTGAGAAAGAAACCATCGTGCCTTATAAGATATGTAGTTTTGATATTGAGGCCAGTAGTAGTCATGGCGACTTTCCGGTTCCCATTAAAACCTATAAGCGTCTGGTCATGAACGTGGTGGATACGTTTATTCGGGAAAACGGCGCGCGAAAGTTGGAACTAAGCATTGGCAAAACACTATTCCAGAAAGTAGTATTGGCCGCGTTTGGCTATGGCAAATTTGATGACGTAGATCTGGTATATCCGAAGAAAATGCCCACCAAGGAAAAGGTACAACAACTATTGACGATTTTGTTAAACGAGCCTATCGAAAAGGCAAAGTTAGCCAATAGCGAGGAGGACAATTCGCATTTATTAACTATCGATACGATTTTCGAGCAGATGAAGGAAGCTCAAAACGAGGAAGGCGAGGGAGGAGAAGAAGGTGAGGTAGGAGAGCCGCAACAAGTAACGTATTCCTATGGTAAAAAGTCCATGAAAAAGGTAAAGCTAGACCGCGCCACAACCATTATGGATGTTTTATTAAACGACTCCTATGAACGCGATGATAAGATTCAAATTATCAATGACGTCATGACCCGACTATTTCCGAGATTGGAAGGAGACCAAGTTACGTTTATCGGGTCTACATTTATGCGTTATGGCGATAAGGAACCGTATATGAACCACTGCGTAGTATTAAATTCGTGCGACCCAGTCGACGGCGCCATTATAGAAACTACCGATACAGAAACGGATCTGCTTATGAAGTGGGCGCAGCTAATTCAGAGCGAAAACCCCGATATTATTATTGGATATAATATATTTGGGTTTGATTATGAGTTTATGTTTCGCCGAGCGCAAGAGACGGGCTGTGTTACCGACTTTCTTAAACTATCACGTAAGGTAAATGAAGTCTGTGCCAAATATGATAAAACGACCAATGAACATGTCATTGAAAATACGAAGCTGGCCGTGGCTAGCGGTGAATACGATTTGCGTTATTTTAAAATGACAGGGCGCCTTCAAATTGATATGTATGCCTATTTTCGACGCGATTTTAACCTTTCGTCCTATAAGTTGGATGATGTGGCGTGTCAGTTTATCAGCGACGATATTCTGAAAATACAGCGACTCGACGACGACCCCCGATTCGGAAAAGTAACTGAACTTTATAGTAAAAATCTCATGGGTCTTCACGTCGGCGATTTTATTCATATCGAAATGACCGGGTTTACATCTGACTACTTTAATGACGGTCAGAAGTTTTCGGTATTGGATATCAAGCAGGTCGAAGTCAATGAAACAATAAAAGGCAAGGAACAAGTCGTTAAATATAACGTGATTGTTATTCAAGGACATCATGACGTAGATACGAAAAAGTCGCTCAAGTGGGGAACGGCGAAAGATGACGTCACCCCTCAAGATATCTTCAGATTGACGAAGGGGTCGTCAGCGGACCGTGCGATTGTCGCCAAATACTGTATTCAGGATTGTAACCTAGTTCAACATTTGATGAATAAAATCGACGTTATCACTGGTTTCGTAGAGATGGCGAAGATTTGTAGTGTGCCGGTATCGTTTCTCGTGTTTCGTGGACAGGGCATTAAACTAACCAGTTTCGTTGCCAAAAAATGCCGCGAAAAGAATACCCTTATGCCCGATGTCGAAAAAGAAGGCGATGCGGATAAATACGAGGGCGCCATCGTTTTACCTCCCAAATGTTCCATCTATATGGATAATCCCGTTGCCTGTGTAGATTATTCGTCACTTTACCCGTCATCTATGATTAGCCAAAACCTATCACACGATAGTAAGGTATGGACCAAGGAATATGATTTGGAAGGGCATTTGATTCGTGTTACTGGAGAGCAAGATAAAAACGGCGCGTTTATCTATGATAACCTACCTGGGTATGAATATATTGATTTGGAATTTGATACGTTTAAGTATCTGAGGAAAACACCTACGTCTAAGGCCGAAAAGACGCGGTCAGGCACGATGATTTGTAGATGGGCTCAGTTTCCTGACGGAAAGAAGGGTATTATGCCGTCTATTTTGGAAGAGCTATTGAAGGCGCGTAAAGATACACGTAATATGATTAAAACAGAAAAGGACCCGTTTATGCAGAATATTTTGGATAAGCGTCAGCTCGGATATAAGGTGACCGCCAACTCGCTCTATGGTCAGTGTGGATCCAAGACATCGCCTTTCTATGAGAAAGATATTGCCGCTTCTACTACGGCAACGGGAAGAATGATGATTATCTATGCCAAGCGTATTATTGAGGAAGTTTATGGAAATATGGTATATGAGACCAAATTAGGTAAGGCACTTTGTAAAGCCGAGTATATATATGGTGACACGGATTCAGTATTCTTTACGTTTAACTTGGAAAACCCCGAAACGGGCGAAAAAATCCGCGGAAAGCCGGCTCTAGAGATGACCATCGAAATCGCACAAGACGCCGCGCATTTATGCACCCAACATCTCAAGGCACCCATGGAGTTAAGTTACGAGAAAACCCTGATGCCGTTTATTCTGGTTCGTAAGAAGAAATACGTCGGGATGCTTTATGAAACGGACGCAAATAAAGGAAAGATGAAGATTATGGGTCTTTCGGTAAAGCGCAGAGATACATGTGACTATTTCAAGGATGTATACGGCGGCATTTTAACGACACTTATGGATTCCAATGTGGAAAACAATATTAAAACGGCGTTTGAGTTTACAGAAAAATCACTGAATGAGCTCGTTGAAGGTCGTGTTCCTATGGATAAATTGACAATTACAAAGGCTCTGCGCAGTGATTATAAAAACCCACATACGATTGCGCATAAGGTATTGGCGGATAGGATAGGAAAGCGCGACCCGGGTAATAAACCGAAACCGGGGGACCGTATTAAATTCGTAGCGATTGTCAATGAAACACCCAAGGCTCTTATGGGCGATAGGATAGAAACACCCGAGTTTATTAAAGAGAATAAATTGAAGATTGACTATAATTATTATATTACGAATCAGTTGATGAAGCCACTTCAGCAACTATTCGGACTGGCGCTCGAGCAGATATGGCAACACAAACCGTCCCAACTTAAAACATTTCGGACAGAAATGGATAAGATTAAGAAAGAGGTCAATGATGATTTGGAAGAGTTTATTAAGAAGAAGGAGAAGATATGTTCGGCGCATGTGAAAAAAATATTGTTTGATAAGGTGCTGACGAAGATACAAAATGAGAAGAACGGTATACAGGCGATTACGGCGTTTTATACGCGGCGTTAGTTATCTATCTAACCGCATTTTACATAATATTTTTTTATTATGTAAAAGGTTATGAAAGGGTATGTGAAGGGATAGTTCCATGTATTGGCTGGAATTATAAACACTATCATGTGACATATCTGATAGTTTTACTGGATAATAGCAGTTTGTCTTTAAAGATTTTTATTTTTTGTAATCCCGACGGATAACTGGTTCTAGAAAGGGATGGGGTTGAAGGGGTCAGAGGCCACGCAGTGGCCTCAACCTTAAGACCGCGAAGCGGTCTTTGAGGAAACCGTAGGTTTCCCCTCCTTAGTACTCGGACCATTTATTTTTATTGAACGAGCTAAGTTGTAACATCTTATCCGCATTATTCTTCCAAAAATCCACCTTCGCTTCTAATGCCAAGTCTTCGGGCGTTTTCGGAGTGGTCTGTGATGTTTTCATTCGCGCCAAATCGGCGGCGGTCGGGTCGGGCTTCTTACCAAAGCAATTTACGCCGAATTTAATATACGGGTTTGCCATATAACCGCCGTTGATTCCGGGACGACCGCAATTATTTTTACGTTTTGGGTCTTTTTGAAGGTTTTGCCAGGTCGCCTTTTGAGTAGGGAAATAAATCATCTGGCCTTCGGACCAACCATAATTACACCATTCCGCTCCGTCATTATAAGCCTGCTCTATTTGGTCATACGAGGCTAGGTCCGCGCCATACGCCTTACATACAGCTTGGGCATCATCATATGTATATAGATTATTGGATACGTTAAATACTTGTTTGTCGTTCTTAGTGAGGACTGTGTTGCCCGATACATCACTTTCTTTATGCGCGTTTCCTGATATGTCTTTTACAGACAAGTCTTTGCCCCATACTCTATCAAACATATCTGTTATGGATATCCCTAATACGTATTTAAAAAAGTTGACAAAAACAAGAAACACGAAGAATAACCAAGCTATGGTTTCAATAATATTTATGGAAATAGGCTTGGCTTCTGAGGTCATAGGAACACGAAATAAATAAATAACGACATATAATAACAGTATGAATAAGCCAGTGAAAAGCAAGGCAAACGGGTCGTTAATATAATGTTCCGTCTTAGTGGAAAAATCGCTCATCATTTTTTGTCTATCCGATTCGGTCGTGGAATAATAAGACGAGAATATGATTATAATGACGACACCTATGATGATAAAATCCAACATTCTCCCTAGTGCGGTTTGAAATGTCCCCGCTGTATCGCCTTTATTAAAAAAGTATCCCAATACAAAATAGGCTACCAAATATATTGCTAAAAACCATACGATAAGGATAAGATTGGATTTATTCCATAACGAAGATAAATCTATAGACATAGGCACGTTACCAGAAGCGTCCACTGAAGTAGTATTAGTGGAATTCTTTTGTTGAATATTTCCAGAAGCGTCATTGATTGCCGGGTTATATTGAATATTTCCCGAAGCGTCTTGACTATTTTTACTAGTAGTCGTGTTATTTGTATTTTGGTTAACTTGTTTCGTTACAGAATCAGTATATCCTTCCATCTGCTATTTAATATGTATAATATACTATGGTAAGTTATTTTTCTGGGCATTATGGTGAGGTATTATCGAGAACCGAATGTGTGTTTATGCCAATATGATATTATTTTATTACTTATTACAGGTAACAAAATAATAATAGGAGTGCCTCATAATAACCCATCAAGAAGATGACATTGAGGGAACCGTAGATTCCTCTCCTACGTTCCCCTTTTTCTGTAAAACAGGCAATACGCCATAGGGCTAACTACAAGTGAGGCATCGGAGACAGATTCAACAATCCTATCATTATAATGATACCACGCACCCTCATAGTTTTTCACAAAGGCCGTATAATGACCTCCTGCCACACCCCCCATATGATTACATACCCCAAATAAATCATATACATACATATTTGACCTATACCCTCTAACATATTTGGATAAATCCATATCAGTTAGCGGAAATGATATATTAGAATTTAATTTATAACGCCCATCCGGCGAGAACCGGTTCAGGGTAATAATCAGTATTTTCGGAAAGTTCCAAAATGACAATTGTTTCTTAACGCCCTCTTTCTGGCCTGTTTTCTCGTTTAACCAAGCATTATCTCCGTCTAATATTTCTGGCGTGATAAACATTTGGAAACATTCGTCTAATGTCGTCGCGTGTTTTTTAACATCTATTATAGGAAGGTTTAAAATAAAATAAGGTTCAGGTTTTAAGGCATGTTGAGAACCGTCAACCAAAGATATGATTTCGGATACATATATTCCATAAAACATATCCATGATTTCAGAATAGTCTTTCGCATAGGTATTCTTTAACATTTCGTAGCATTGAACTGCCATAGAATCTACGCCGTTTTCCACAGTTCCGGTAATTTTCATATTTACCCCTCTAGCTATACTATTATGTATACATTCAATGAAAAATAGAAGAAATTCGGGCATATCATTTTGCGCGTAACCAGTAAATAATTCTCTATTCTTTTTCTGGGCTAGGTCATGCACATTATGAACGAATCGACTGGGGGTGACTACGCCATTGCCAGTCCACATTACAGCGCGTAAGTCATTCCATTCAGTCAATATGGCAGTATCTGGCAGGTCTTTCTTTAGACTGCGTTCGTATTTTTTCGAGTCCAGAAATTCGTGTAATTCGTAGGCATGGTTCAATACTTGTATACAAGAGTTTAAAAAACAGGTATTTCCCAGGTTCTCTAGACCCGTCAACCCTTTCCCTTTGTATTTTTCAAAATCCATTTCGTTTTTATTTAATTCGCTAATACATATATAGATACATCTCTTTATCTTTATTATAATAATAAAATACCCCTGTAAACAAGAGTAGATGAATCTAAATAATACGAATAGACATAGACGAAGCTTTTCTAGGGCAAATAATGAGAGAGAGGCGTTTTTATCTTCTAATGAAGTAGACCGTTATTTGATGAGACTCTTCGAAGATCTTATGCCGAATACGCAGTTTTATACTGAACCGCGGCAATATACCAGACCCTATACTCGTAATCATGTGGAACCAAATGAAACAATGACGTTTATGAGATATTTGCGCGAAACGATGATGGAATATAATTTGAATATTCATCAGTATCAGGAAAATATGAGACAGTTTTTGGATACAATGGACTCCCTCGAGAGACATCTTTTTACGAACCGAACCCACTCGAATAATATAAACCAAAATAGAAGTCGAACTACAGATGTTCCGCCGGCTTTTACGAGGCCTTCGCCTTCGATACCGCCTTTATCTACCGAAACGCCTTCGCCTATACATAACGCTAGACCTACCCGCGCACGTTCGAATATATGGGAAGCTATAAATCCATTGTTACGTAGGGCACTGAGATACGATTACCAAGATGTTGTAGTGCGGCCTACAAATGAGCAGATATCAAATGCCACGGAGCAATTCGTATTTAATGCGGCAGATAACCATATAACAGATGAAGAGGATAATACGCGCCCTCGTTGTCCGATAACATTAGAAGATTTTAATGATGGCGAAACCGTAACTCGAATTCGTAGTTGCGGACATACCTTTCAAAATACGGCAATTATAAACTGGTTTCAATCGAATGTGAGATGTCCAGTTTGTAGATATGATATTCGCGGATCGACCCATGACAATATCGATACTCATGCGGAT